AGAATCAAGAAGTGCAGAGAGCGCGAGAGCATTGACGAGAAAGAGTTTCGTCTTGCTCGTCAGAGACAGCTCAAGCGTAAGGTCAAGCGCGACCCGTTGACGGCTGCTTTTTATGGGGATGCGTGATGGATATTGAGAAACTAATTGATTACTATTTTTGCGGTAAATGGTTAAAACACCCATTATTTGCATTTTCTGTTGGTTTTTTGCTTTGTTTGTTGTTGATTGTCTAATCAAGCGTGATATGATTAACTCATCAACCAACCAAAGGAGTTAGATATGGGAAACAGAGCAGTAATCACTTTTAGCCAGCACAACACAGCGCCTTGCATTTACTTGCATTGGAATGGCGGTAGAGCCAGCGTTGAGGCTTTCATTAAATCTGCAAAACATCTTGGTCTTCATGTTTGCAAAAACGAATATGACGAGCACAAAGTTTTGGACTTACTTGCAGAGATGATTGCGACTCACTTCTTTGAGAGCAAAGTCGGCATGAATGTTTATCGTGAGCATTACGGCAGAGCAGATAAAGACAACGGTGACAACGGTGTCTATGTGCTTGATAGCAATTTAAATATCTGCAAGCGTATTCACAAAACAGTTCACGAAGAGATAAACGCTGAAAAAACGCAAGCGATATTTGAAAACATCATCTCTCGCGCACCAGCGTTTAACTTTTAAGGGGTTGCCATGACTGAACAAGACATTGTTTTTGAATCTGGCAAATACTGGGTTTTTGACGCAAAGAAAAAAGGCTTTGAAGTTTATAAGACTGGCGTAACACATTCAACCAGATGTGCGCAAATTGGATGGACTGGTCAAGTTGGATTAGACAGAGCAAAACAAGAAATTAAAAGAAGACAGGAATTAGATGATAGAGCAGTTCTTCATAGCAGTTACTGAGTTGATTGCAGTTTGGCTAATCCAAGACAAGCGAGTTGAGTATAGAAAATTCGCTTGTATTTTTGGGCTGCTTGGTCAGCCTTTTTGGTTTTACGCTTCTTACATTGCAGACCAATGGGGAGCGTTCATTCTTTGCTTTTTCTTTACGGTTGCTTGGCTTAAAGCCTTAAAAGAATATTGGCTTGATGCAAAGCCAAATAAACTCAGCAACGAAGAATATTACTTATTGCTAGTGGATGCAGTAGATAAGTTGGACAACAAACATCGTTTGGATTACAAAGATTACATCAAGCGAATAATGAAAGAAGCATTAGACGCAAGATAGTTATGGCATATTTAGCAGACCTTCTTGCCATGTCCAAGGCTTCATGATTCCAGTCTTCTGCTCTGCATAAATTGTGTTTTCTGGAGTGGCAATTCTGTTTTGAGCACCATAAGGTCCATAGTTAACCCATGAATTTTGACCTCTTGTCTCCGATGTAACTGCTGGCAATGCTTCTGGCGAATACATCCTTGCGTGTGCTTGGAATGCGTTTTCTTCACCACCAGCTCTAAATCCAGCGCCATACTTTCCATGACCAAATACATCATGCACAGCCCTAAATACATCATTAGCGGTTACATCCTTTCCTTGCCACTTCTCACCTGTTTTCATAAGTAGTGGATTGGCTTGTGATGCCTCAACAAGAGAGCCAAACCCTTGCTCGGTAGGGAATACTGATAACTGCTTATTCAAAACAATGTCATTGATTGCATTGCGTGGATTGCCATATATATCGCCACTCTCAGGCATAAAGCTAAACTTGTATCCAGCTTTACGCAATGCCTCGTACTGATCCATCGTCTCATTGATCATTGCGTCATAAGCCTTTTTGACTTTTGGATCGCTTGGATTGTTTTGCATCAATGTGTATTGCTCTGCAAGTTTTGTTGCGCGAGTTGGATCAACTTCAGCATATTTAAGTTGCGGAGAATAGATAAGACCTTTTTTCTCGGTTATATCTTTTGCAATATCAACCAAGCGCTGATCAGTTCCAAACTCTTCAATGCGACCGCCAACATCAACCTTTGACGGCAGTCCTTCTAATGGTTTACCAACGAATTGCTTAGGCGGTAGCATTCTCGCTGGCTGACCAGCAGCAAGAAACTCCTTACCAGCCCTAGCCACATCCGACGGCAGACTAGCCACAGCGCGACCAAGGTTGATTGGTCCTCTAGGATTGGCAGCAGAGCCTATCTGCTCCATACCTGCCGTCTCCATGCGCCTTGGTGTCATGCGTGGGATGCTAGACAGCAGTCCTTCGGTAGTTGGCAGGACTGGAGTCTCACCCACATTCACGCCACCACGACCAAAGGAGAAGTTAACTCCCTTGCGTAGCAAGCCCTCAATGTCACCAAGCAGACCGACAGGGGCGACAGCAAAGCCACGACCAAATGACTCAGCGTTGCTCAGAGAGCCACGCAATGCGTCCATCAAGAGAGTGTCGGAGTACGGGTTTGATGTTGCCATATCTTTACGGTCTGTTAGGCAACATATTGTTGAGTTCAATGCGATACGGTTCGGGTTGCGCTGTCTGGGTATTAAGCAGACCAGTACCGCCCATGTAACGCAACATTGGATCGACTGGTGCAGCCATGTAGTTAAACAATGGGTCTAGCGTGTTGCCGTAGATGTTTTGCATTGCTGGTGACAGATATGCCTTGGTAGCCAAGGGAGGCACGCCAAGAGAGAGCATAGGACCAAGCACGGGTTCACCTGTTAGAGCTGTACCGCCAACGACAGACGCGCCAAACTTGGCTGGCATTGAGGTAAGCAGTCCCATCATTCCAGATCGCTCGGAAGTTCCAGAAGTAGGAATTTTTGCCTTTAATGCTGATTGAGCCACTTCAGCCAAGTCTGTCAATGTCTGAGCATTCTCACGACCAAGAATCTGTGGCAGCGTCGTGGGGGATGCCTTGACATCTTTAATGAGGTTGCGTCCAAACTTGGTGATGTCCATCTCGCCAGTAGGAAACATTGAGGACTGCTGAATATCAGCAAGGATTGCTTGAGACAAAGAGCGCTTCTCAGCCTCGCTCATCAATGGCAAAACCTTGTTTGCCAATGAGTCCTGATTGCTGATGATGTAATTCACAGCAGTCTTGTCTGTGGTGTTCTTGAGCCTGTCGTTTAAGTCCTTGGCTTCACCGTAAGAGCCACGCAATTCTTTCAACTTTGTGATTTGGTCTTCCATGCCAGCAAGTTCAAAAGTCTTGTCCCTTGCGTCGTCCAAGGAGTTGCGCAAAGCCCTAAAAGCCTCACCGACCTTAGTTCCCTTATTGTTGTATGCCAAGTCGCTAAAGAGCTGACGCTGGTCTTGGTAGTCGTTACCTGCGATTGAACCCTTTTGCTGGTAGCCAAGAAACTCAAACTCAGGGATGCCACTATCGACTAACTGCTTGCGAAAGCTCGCCTCAAAAGCCTTGTAATTAGGCTTTGTGGGATCAAGTCCAGCTTGCTTCAAAGCAGAGTCCACCATCGACTTCAATTCCTCGTTTGGCTTGCCAAAGTAGAACTGCTCAAAGCTCTCAAATAATGGGTCTTTGCGTAGTGCTGGGGGAATAGAAGAAAGTAACTTTCTAGCGCCAAGGATTGAGTTCTGGAAATCTGGTACTTGATTTAAGTCAATATCAGTCTGTGACGCGACTTTACGAATACTGCTACCAATATTATTCACATTGCGTTCTGCTGCTGTCTTGACAGCACTAGCACCAGACGAGAAAGCCGTGTCTGGTTGCGCTGGCATACCGCCAAAGATGTCTGCGACTTTGTTGATAATGCTCTGCGCGTAGTCTGATTGCAAGCCATAGCGTCGTGTGAACTGACCAGCAGAGAAAGGCAAACTTGAAGCAGCAGCCTCAAATATATTTGCAGTTCTGCTTGTACCTGCCTGAGCTGGCGTGAGAGCTGTCTCGCCAGTAAATCCTAACTGTCTAGCCTTCTCTGCAATACTGGCTGCGCGTGTCTCTGCACCAGTTGGTGCTTGACCGCCTCTTTGACCCATACCAGCGCCACCAACAACAGTTGATGCACCCATTGATGCAAGCATTGCTGGGATAGTTCCTAGTGGTTGAGCTGCTTCAGCAGCGACCTGACCAGCAGCGCCAGCAGGTAGTGCCACGGCTGTCTGAGCCAGAGGTCTTTGCGCCATCTGCTGAGTAATCGCCCTTGTAACTGGTGAGACGGCAGTCTGTGCCAGTTTTTGTAATCCAGCCATTTGTGAGGCAGTACCACCCATAGCGCCTAAACTGGTCTCTAAGGCACGCTGACCAGTCGTCTCTGCCTTTGGTACTCCTGCTTGCGTTAAGAGGTTCTGAATAGCCTGTGATGGCGGTGTGATGCGTCCATACTGACCGCCAGTAACTTTCTCAGCACCAGCCGTTGCGGTATTGAGTAGTGCCGTTAATGCGTCACCTGCTGGCAGAGCCAATGATCCTGCCAACATCCCGACTGGTCCGAATGGCGCTCCCATCAAAGCGGTAGCCAAAGGAGGAGTCAGACCGCGAATGGCTGCGCCTGTATAACTTCCAGCCTCTGGAGCTGATTCCGACCTCGAACTGCGCTGTGGCTTCATTTGTGGAAAGACTCCAAATGCAGCGCCATTAGGACTTGTGGATTGACTTGCATTAGCCAGCACTTCGGCAGCAGCTCCATTGCCGTAGACCTCATCGAACTTAGACGCAAGGTCAGGACGCTGGGTTAATAGGAATATGTCTTTTTGAGTGGGTTTTGTTGCCATGATTACTGTCCGAATGGGTTAGACGGTGTGTACTTGAATCCTTTAAGACTCTTGTTGTTTGAGTAGTAATAGTTTTCTTGCTGTTGCGCGTAGTCAGCAGCCTTGACAGCCAACTTCTTAATGTCTTGCAACGCTTGAACCTTAGATTCTGGCGTAACACTTGGATTAGCCAAGTCACCCACAGCCTTGTCGTAGCGTTTTGCGTCAGCGTCAGATGTCGGACCACTAAACTTAGGAGTCTTCAACGCAAGTTGTTGAGACAGTTGAGTCAATCTGTCGTTTGCTTCCTTGGCAGTTGTAGATATTCCCATAGCGCCAATTAAGCCTTTAGCACCAGCCTCAATCTTGCCTGTGTACGCCTCAGAGATTAGAGGTGCAGCACGATCCGCAATGAATGCGCTGTCCTCTGCTGACTTAGCTTCTGCCAATGTCTTTTGAACCGTGTCAAATTCCTTCTTCTGCGCATAGGAGAAAGTTTCTGGCTTATTGGCTTCTGCTTGCTGACGAAGTGCAAGCAATGCATCAGCTTGCTGTCTAGCAAAAATCCTTGCTTCCTCTGTTCCAGCAGCAGTTTGCGCAAACTGTGATGCTTGTTGCGCTTTAGTTTGCTGAAACTGTTGTGCGCTACGAACACTCTCACCTAATTCGCGCATACGCTGGTCTGCTTTTTCATCATCAATCAATCCAGAGGCATAGCTCTTTTCAAGACGAGTTGCTACCGCCTTAATACTTGCAGGAATTGTTGGGTCTTGCGTAAAGATCGTAAATGGATTCTCTTGTGCGCCAGTCGTTAAGAACCCTGCGCGACGCAAGTCTGGGACTAACTTAGACACAGAAGCCAATGTCGCTAACGGGTCAGAAGACAGAGCCGTCAATGCTTGCAACTTGCTTGGATCAATGGTTATCTGTCTTTGCGCTGGTGTAACCTGTGCATTGGGCATCAAGTTGCCCTCGTCATCACGCACAACCCTCGCTGGAATTCCAGCAATAGTCATTTGCTCTGGAGTAATCGTCTCTTTAAATATTTGCGGATACAGTTTGCGCATCTGCGCTGCACGATCTGCTTCTTGTAACTTCTGGCGTGTCAATAGATTCTGTATAGCACCTTGCTGCGCTTGCTGATAGCCTGCTGATCCTGCTTGCAGAGCACCGCCAAGGGCTTGACCTAAAGAGACAGGTCTCTCGCTTGGACCACCAGCAGAAAGCAATGCTGCTGCTGCTTGTAGAAGCGCTTGGTTTCTAATTCCGCTTTGCTGGTCTGCACTTAAATAGTCTTCAAGTCCAGTACCACCACCGCCAAAGAGTAAACCGCCAAAGTCTTGCGTTGTTGCCATCATTTACTCCTTAACCTAAGAATCCAAGCAGACCGCCTAGTCCAGCACCGTAGGCTGCGTATTCAGGGCTTCCAGTGCCACCAATCAAAGAACCTAGTTGAGCGCCACCCAAAGCACCACCAAATCCAGACGCTACTGGGTTTGTGTAGATTGGCTTTGTGGTGCTTTCACCGATCCTTGCAGGTTGCAAACTCAATGCGCCTTGCGCCACATTCAATCGCTCTAGACCTAAGTTGCGAGCTGCGTCGAGTCTTTGCTGTTCGTATTGCTGCATCATTTGTTGTTGCGACAGACCTAAGTTCTGAGCCTGTGCAAAGCCAGTCTGACGAAGTTGTGCTGCTGCATTAGTTGCATTGCGTAGTGCTGCTTCATCAACCAGCGATCTGGTGACTGCTTGGCGTGTACCACCAAAGGCTTTAGCAGCAGTTGCTCTTGCACCTTCAGCCGATATTTGACCTTGACGAGCACGCTCGATGTCTCCAAGAGTTCCTTGGATGACTTCTTGCTCGTAAGGGTTCATGTACTTCTGAACCATACCAAGGTTGTACTCAGCATAAGGAGCAAACTCTCTAGTGCCTAAGCCAGCAGCCGTTGCTCTGGCTTCCTCTAGGTTGCGTAGATATGCAGCCTTGACATCTGGATCAATGCTAGTCGTTGCGGTGCTTGATGATGGAGTGCTACCACCGAGAGCCTTAGCAGCCAAACCAGCACCAGCCAACGCTAAAGGTGCGTTAGCAGAAGCCCAATCCATTGCGCCACCAATTAAACCCTTAGACGCTGCTTGTTCTTGAGCAATCTTTTCAAGTGTCTGCTGTGCAGTCATATTTGCACCATTCGTAACGGCTGAGGGGATAGCAGTAGGTACGGCTGCTGCATTACCAGAAACAGCATTAACAACACTATTTGCATTAGATATTGCACTTACTTCTGGAGGAATGGCTGGTAAAGTAAGACCAGCATTGGCTGTTCCAGCAGCACCAAGACTTGCATCAGTAGCGCCAGCATCAATAACAGCAGATGCTGGTACGGTGCTACCACTAGCATTGACATAAGCCCCGATCTCTGGTGCGTAGTAGTAACCAGCAGCCATCAAAGCAGCCAGAGTCCAACCGTTAGGACCAAGCGTATCGCGTACACCCTGATCAATGCTTACGCCAACATCGCTAACAGTGTCAATGACACCTTGACCCAACTCACCGATATCGCTTACTACTCCACCCATATCATCTCCCTTGTCACACCTTGTTGGTGTAGATAAAAGCCTTCGATCCGTCTAATAGTGATATTTGACATTTCTCAGACCAGCCAAATGACTTGGCAAATCTTGCAAGTTTGATGTCATCCTCGCGTACCAGCGCGACGATAGGCTTCCCAATTAAATCCTCTAAAAGAGCAAAGTCCCTCTGGCAGCCCTTTTTGACTTCAGCCGACCATCTTTTGATGTCGATATGAAACCACAAATTACCCCTAAAGAACTCCAAGTAAAAGGTGTAATCCTCTCGGATACACACAGGTACTTTCCCCGCCCTTAATTCTTGACTCAATTCTAAGTCACCGCTTACCCATTGCGACAACATCAAATCGGTTAACGCCAACGCGCCAATCGTCTAAGACATCGCCCGTGTATCTAACCTTGACCTGTCTGGCAGCAAACCTCACATCTGTGGGTTGAGCTGCGGAATACGGTCCGTAAGTGGTTTCCGTCGCCATCGGGTACATACGAGTTTTGAAGGAAACAACAACCTCGCCAAGAGTTTGCTCATCAGGAATCACCCGACGCACAGACATGATGTTGTCCCCGTTACCGATCTCGTAAGGACCAGACTCAGCGTAAGGAGTTGAGCCGTCATAGGTAAAGCCAACCTCGTGCTCGTAGATGTAACCATCTGACGAAATCATCAAAGGATTGGTGAATACGCCTCTGTCAGTCCCAGCAGTACGAGCCAAACTACCAATAGCCCAATGCCCTTCGCGGTAGTTGTAGACGACATAGGAGTCGTTCTCATTGCTGGCGCTAGAAGGGTAAAACCAGATGATCTCGCCATACTTACTATTGTGGACAGCGTAGACCTTGCTTGACTGGTTGTAGTTGATGTTCTGGAATATGTAGTCGCCAACATCCGACACCAAGGGCTTGACATAGCCGTCATAGACCCAGAAGCCTGACTTAGACATCCAAATGGCTGCGGTATCAATGGCTGCGACAGCCTGTGAGGAGATCACGCCACAACCTGATCCTGCCTTCTCAAAGCTGTACACATAAGGCAGACCAATGTATGTAGCCACATGGACATCGACATCGGTAAACAGAAGATTAATACCTCTGACGCGCTTACCGCACTTCAGAGAGCCGACAGAGTTGATCTCAAAGTCACCCGCCTGATTCGTTGTGGATGGCGTCCAAACGGTGTTGTTTTCTTGGTCACACCAAGATACTTTGCGTGGATTGCCTGACGCGCCAAGACCAAAGACAAAGCGCTCTGCCGTGGTCATTACGGCTGCACAAGAAGTCGGTGCATTCGTGATGGCAACCGCTTTTGTTGGCGTGGTAAATCCTAGTTGCCACTCCAAGAGTTGACCATCGGCACTAGAACACGCAACCAGATACTCACCCCAAGAGTCCATTGTCCAAGTCGTGGCTGGTATAAGACCACCTAAGTCTGGACGCGCCACACCATAAGAATAAGAGCCGTAAGTGCTGTAACCGTAGCCAGTCTTCAAGGTTGCGTCTGTAATACCAGTAGTGAATGTTGTAGGTGTAATGTCCTTGAGAGTACCAGCCTCATTCATGGCGTAGAGCTTCGTTGGAGTTCCAGCACTAATCCATCTTGCATTAGAGTTATCACGCCAAGTAATTAAACCGCGAGCTGTACCAGTCATCTGTGAGGTTGAGCGCTTACGCCACCCACCCCAAGGTCTCAATGTGTTCTCAAACCAACGCACAAGGTTCGAGTCATACCAGCGCCCCGCAGACTGGTACTCAGTACCGTTGCGGTAAACGCCAGCAGGGATTTTGATTGGTACGAGTGCCATAGGGTCTAATTATGCTGAAAGATTGGAGACAAAGGTAACCGTCGCAATGACAGACGGTATTGCTGGTCTTGTTGGTGTGGAGCTGGTAGCAAAGTGCTCTATGCTGACCCCTACATCTGAAGGTCTCCACATGATCTCAATATAGTCGTTTGTTTCCATGCTTACAAAGAAGTTCATGGCAGAGATTAAGTGCGAAGGGTCTCCAGAGCTTTTTCTAGCTGGTAATCCAAATCTAGAGTTTGAATTGTCAATGTTTGTGCCGTTCTTTTTAAACCACACATCTACATCTTGTGTATCGTTAGTGGTGTTTTTAAACTGGATGCTGAATTGAATGTTATAAATTCCAGCCTGAGACACATTCAACCTTGACGAGTTAGACAAGGTTACGCCATTGTTGAAGTCTGTTGTGTCAAAGGTTATGGCGTAGGCAGTCGTCGTATTGGCTGCCGTCTGGTCTGTGCTGTCTTGGAATGCCCCGTAAGGCATATTGATAAACCTCCCACCGCGTGGTGACGCAATAGACTGCAAGGCATTAGTCAACTTCAAGAAGAAGGTGCGCAAAGCACCATTCGTCTGCGCAACAGTCAGACGGTCATACCGATCTTGCGGATTAGGCAGATCGGGTACGGCTGGAGTCTGGAGCTGCTGGTAGAAGTTCGTCATAGAGCCTTAGCGTATTCCTCTTGACTCAACAAGCCGACTGCATATTTGTTTTGTGGTCTAAAGATGGTGAGTTTCTGCCCACGCATCTCAGGTGCAAAGGAGATGTGAGTCCAAGACGCATACTCATGGATCATCTGGTCAAACTTGATACCTGCTGCCTCAATAGCCTTACAGACCTCCAAAGGACTGCCAAAGCCCTTAGAGGTGAAGTCGATAGCCCAACCATCCATGTGTGAGCTGATCTTCGATCCACCCACAGCGACATTGACCTCTGGCAGACGCAACCAAGAATTGACATTGATTGGCTTGCCAAGTAACTTCCTGACCTCTTCCATGCCAGCAGCAGCCTTCTTCATATTCTCAAGTTGCTGTGGCGAAGGCTGGTTATTGATACCCAAACGGGTTGCGGTATCAGAGTGAGTTGCCTCCTCAAGACTGAAGTGTTCACTTAGTTGCATCATCTTCTCCCACAATGGCTTTTGCAATGGCTGTTGATGCCTTGCGTCCTGAGATACCGCCCATAGTGCCGACACCCATAAA